CATATACGCTGCAGCAAAAAGACAGATGAAAGCAGCGCCCACACCTGATCCAGAAATTGCAGATGACTTCTTACAATATGCCAAAGAAAAGATTGATGAGGAAGTAGGCGAGGATCTCACACACTTCGGTTATAGTTATCAAGATTGGTATAACCATCTAGAGTTGCGTAAGCAAAAAGATATGGACTTATATTCAAGATACCTGATAGATGCGACAACACTTACGCCAGGAGAAAAGAAGAAGTGTGAACAATTATATTATGAAGGAATATGTAAAGTTGAATTGCAAAAGACTAATGGGAAACCAAGAATGGTGTGTTCTATTCCACTACGTACTAAGTATGTCATGGGACCAATTACATGGATGCTAGAAGAGATATTCGCTCATAAATTCAGAGGATATTGTGGAGGTAAAAATCTCACACAAATGTCAGATATGATAAACAATTATATTGATCAGGGATTCACAAAAGTAGTGGAAGGTGATGGGTCAGCATTCGACAATACCCAAGATATAACGCTCAAGCGAGTAGATCATTACTTGTATGATAGAGTTGCACATGCAGTACATCATGTTGACAAAGAATTGTTCTTACAAGTATCCAAAGAAATATATAAGACAATGGATGTAGCATATTATGACCGTGATAAAAAGAAAAAGATTACGTTATTCCAGTATAAGCTACTAGGATCAGTATTCTCAGGAGATTGCGATACCACATTATGTAATACAATAAGAATGGCGTTATACAATAGGTATGTCAATGATAGAGCAGGCCTAAAATACGGTGAAGACTATGTATGCTTCTCTAAAGGTGATGACTTCACTGTTATGTACAAAGATTATATTACAGATGACCAGATAAATAAGATCTACTACAAGTACTTCTTACCTGCTAATCCTGACCCTAAAAAGGCAGACAGGCGTATATATGGATTGGGACAAGTCTTAAAAATGTTAGACATTGGTGGACCAGAAAGCATCAAGTTCTGTTCGTTGCGAGCATGGGTTATTGATAAATATGGTCATATTATTCTTACTCGAGACCCAAGCAAATTCACGTCACTCAGTAAATATTCAAGAAAGACCAAGACTTACAAGATACATCAAGTCATTAGTTATCTCTTAGACCAAGCATTAGCCTTAGACGTGAATTATCATGGATTGCAATACTTCGATGCAATGTCTCAATCATACAAAGAGAAAGCATACGAATTGCTGAAATTATGTGGTACTACAAAGAGAGAGAGGAAAGTGATAATTCGACAGGTGTTCAATGCGTTACCACAGAGATTAAAAGAAAGCAGAAGATCAGAATCTCCATATATGTCACAGGAAACAGCAGCATATACGCTAATAAATAATGTCTGTCATAGAGAAGAGCAATACAAAATAGTCGGCGATTATTGGACTACTATGCAGAAAATAGAAAAGAAGTTGACGACACAGTTGACCCCTCAACAATTACAACTAGCAAATCAGCAGATTAATGCAGAGTATAGCGTGGAAGAGCTCAAATCTTCTCTGGGCCTAAAAATATGAAGAGCAATAAGACCAGAAAGAATAAAAATAATAATAATAAAAATAAAA